TGCTGCTCGTCGAGGCCGACCAGGTCGCCAGTCCGTGGCGGCACATCCAGGACGAGCACGAGGTGGACGGTCTCGTGCTGGACGACTACGGCAACCCCATCGCCTACCGCGTGATGAAGAACCATCCCGGCAGCGCCTACCGGATGGTCTTCGACGATTTCACCACGGTCCCGGCCCCGGCCATGATCCACGTCTTCCGGCAGGACCGGCCCGGCCAGCATCGCGGCATCCCCGAGATCACGCCCGCGTTGCCGCTCTTCGCGCAGCTCCGGCGCTTCACCCTGGCCGTGCTCTCGGCGGCCGAGGCGGCGGCCGACTTCGCGGGCATCCTCTACACCGATGCCCCGGCCAACGGGGAAGCGGACGCCGTTGAGCCGATGGACCTGATCGAGCTCGAGCGCAACATGCTCATGACCATGCCCGGCGGCTGGAAGATGAGCCAGGTCGAGCCGATGCAACCGGCCACGACCTACGCCGAGTTCAAGAAGGAGATACTGAACGAGATCGCCCGCTGCCTGAACATGCCGTTCAACATCGCGGCGGGCAACTCCTCGGGCTACAACTATGCTTCCGGCCGTCTGGATCACCAGACCTATTTCAAGTCGATTCGCGTAGATCAGTCGTTCACGGCCTCTCGGGTTCTCGACCGCGTGCTTACGGCATGGCTCCGCGAATACGCCGTTCTGACCCGGAACCTCGGGCTGATCGGCGTCATCCCCCCGCACCAGTGGTTCTGGGACGGCTTCGAACACGTCGACCCCGCCAAGGAAGCCAACGCGCAGGAGACCCGGCTGCGGAACCACACCACCACGCTCGCGCACGAGTACGCCCGGCAGGGCAAGGACTGGGAAATGGAACTGCGACAACGCGCCAAGGAGAAAGCCCTCATGGATGAACTCGGACTCGGTGCGACGGAAACCGTTCCGTCCGCCCCCGGCAACAAGACGGAGGAGAAAGACGACGATGAATAGGACGAGAAAGACCGTGCCTGGAGGGTTCTACATCCGCGCCGAAGCGGGTGACGTGAGTCTCCAGGCGGCGACAGCCGACGACGGCAAGACGCTGCGGCGATTTACCATGACCGCCTACACCGGCGGCGCGATGGCGCTTGCGGGCTGGCCGCATCCGGTGGTCGTGGACCTCACCGGACTGGCCCTCGGCAAGAAGTCGCGGCCGATCCTGATGAACCATGACACCGCGCGGATCGTCGGGCACACCGACACCGTCGGCGTGGAAGGCACCGCACTGACCGTCGCCGGAGTGATTTCCGGCGTGGGCAGCGCGGCGCGGGAAGTGGTGGGCGCGTCCGACAACGGCTTTCCCTGGCAGGCGAGCCTGGGCGCGGCGGTGAAGAAGGTCGTCTTCGTGCCCGAGGGCAAGACGGCGGCCGCCAACGGGAAGGAATTCGCCGGGCCGGTCTACATGGTCCGCCAGGCGAAGCTGGGCGAAGTGAGTTTCGTGGCGCTCGGCGCGGACGACGCGACGACGGCGAAAGTGGAGGCCGGGCGCATTCCGGTCATTGAAGGCAACAGCAACATGGAGGTCATGACAATGGACTTCGAAAAGTGGGTCGAGGCGAAGGGCTTTGTGCTCGCGGACCTGTCGGAAGATCAGACCGCGAATCTCAAGGCGATGTACGAGGCGGAAACGAACGCTGTTGGGAAGCCGGACGGCGAGGACGCGCCTGACGGTCGCGCGGTACAGGCAGTGAAACCTGGCGAGGCCAGGCCCACCGCCGCCGAGGCCATCATCCAGGCGCGGGAGGAGGCGCAGGCCGCCGTCCGCACCGAACGGGATCGCGTGTCCGCGATCCAGGAGATCTGTGGCGGGGAGTTCCCGCGTATTGAGCGCGACGCGATCCGGCTCGGATGGAGCGTCGAGGACACCTCGCAGAAGGTGTTGAAGGCCATGCGGGAGAACCGTCCCCAGGCCGACGTCAACATCGTGACCCGCAGCGACAAGGGCGCGAGTTTCAGCCTGAAGACGCTGGAGGCGGCGCTCTGCCTGCGCGCGGGGATCGACGACACGGCCCTGGTCAAGTCCTATGGCGAGCAGGTCGTCGAGTCCGCGCTCCAGAGCCGGGACATCTCGCTCCAGAAGGTCTTCGAGGAGTGCGCGGAACTCGAGGGACGCACGGTCCCCCGGTCGTTTGGCAACGACACGATCCGGGCCGCGTTCTCGACGGTGTCGCTGCCGGGCATCCTCAACAACGTCGCCAACAAGAAGTTGCTCAAGGCCTTCGAGGCGCAACCCGTCATCGCGACCAAGATATGTTCCGAGGGCGAACTGAACGACTTCAAAGAGTCGGAGCGCTACCGCCTGACCGACGTGGGCGACCTCGAACCGGTCGCGCCGGACGGTGAGCTCAAGCACGGCGGGTTGGTTGAGGAGAAAGCGACCAACCAACTCGACACGTTCGGAAAGATCTTCAGCCTCACCCGGCAGATGATCTACAACGACGATCTGGCTGCCTTCCTGAAGGTGCCGGAGGGCATGGGCGCGCGAGCTGCGCGGAAGATCGACCAGCTCTTCTTCATGCGCCTGCTCTCCAACCCGGTGCAGGGCGACGGCAAGACGCTGTTCCACGCCGACCACAAGAACTGGCGGGACGGCGCGGACACGGCGCTCTCCGGCGACGCGTTGGCTCTGGCGATCCAGCTCTTCATGGATCAGACCGATGCCGACGGACAGCCGATCAACGTGCATCCGCGTTTCCTGGTGGTGCCGACGGCGCTCAAGATGACGGCGCGGGAGCTGCTGAACTCCGTGACGTTCTTCGCCACGGGCAGTTCGAACAAGGCCCGCATCCCGACCTACAACGCCCTCGCCGATGAGGACATCGAGGTCGTGACGAGCCCGTACCTCTCGAATGCCAACTATCCTGGCTCTTCGGTCAAGGCCTGGTACTTGTTCGCCGACCCGGCGGTCGTGGACACGTTCGAGATCGGCTACCTCAAAGGCCGCCGCATCCCGCTCGTCGAGCAGGGCGAGACCGACTTCGACACGCTGGGCGTGAAGTTCCGGGTGATCTTCGACCTCGGCGTGCGCGAGCAGGACTACCGGGGCATGACCAAATTCAAGGGCGATGCGTAAACCGCAAGGAGACATGACATGAGCGTGAAGTACATCCAGACGGGCGACGCGGTGGATTACACCCCCG